TATGCAGTTGGCCTTAGTTTCAAAATCTATTTTTACTTTGACTTCGTGATATTGAAGAGCGATTAAAGGAAGCGCGAGACCTACATTGCGGCAAAACCAGAACTCGAAGGGGATATATAGGGTTGTGTCGGCGGTACCAGGAACGCCATTTAATATATCTTTGTCGGCACCAACCATAGTATCATAGGCATAGCGTTTGCCCATAGGAAGAGATAATTCGTTCCAGATGTAAAGCCAATCAGAATAGTGCTTATCTATTTGTTGGCCACCAATTTCAATAACAACGGATTTTATTAAGCGTAACCCGAGATAATTTTGGTATGTGCTGGTAGTTGCGGTAGTGAGACTTTTCTTTTTAGGGACATCAACTTGTAAATACATACGATTTATTAAATCACCATTGCGCGATATTTGACAGGTTACAGTATTACCGTAGCCGGCATTACCGTTGAAAGTTTGCTGGATAGCTTCAATAGCAAAGTTAGTATGACGACGATAAACTACTTTGAAAAAGGTAATTTGCGGATTACCAGTTAAATAAACATCCTGTGCACCATAAGCTACTAATTGAAGAAGACCACCACCCATTTACGCTATATTCTTTATACTATTAGAGGAGAAAAAAATATAGATTATATGACACAAAAATAATTTTTATTATATAAACCTTAATATTTATAATTCAAATATAATGATGTTTAAAGAGAAGTCATCTAAAAAAAAAATAACAACAGATATAAATGAAACTGTTACTTTGGACGCAATGCATAATAACATGATTAAGGATTTTGAGAAGAGCGATAAGGAAAAGATATACTATCTTGAAAAACTTAGTTATTGCGAAGAAAAGAAAATGGAGATATTAAAAAGTATAAATAATACGGCCGATAAAGAACTTAATAGCCGGCTTTGGTTCAGTAATATAGAGTTGAACGAGCAGATAATAGATATTAAAAGTAAATTGAATGAACTCAATAATTTAGATGAAATAGAGTATTACAAGAATACGAGCGATATACTATTTCAATATTACGATACCGTAAATAAGCAGTCAGATATTAATCAGAATATCAACTTTATTAAGGAGTCCTGCAATAAACCGAAGATATACAAGAAGGAATCCAAAAAAAAGCGAAATATGAGCATAAATACTAATACGATCAATGTATTAGAGGCTCTTAATAACATAGATAATAAGAAGGTAATAACAGATAATAAAGGCGCGGATAGCGATAAAACAGAGGCCAATAAAACTAAGGGGGAAATTAATGATAATGATAGTAGCAAGATATATGACAAGAGTACCTTGGTTGATAAATATATGGCTATAATAAACAATAGATATGTCAGAACAGTTGAGGACGAAAACATAGAGATATGCAAGGTTTGCAAAAATAGCATGACTTGTCTCCAGCACGATGCTATAATTGTATGTAGTATTTGCGGATATCAGGAGCTTCTCTTGGTAGAGCAAAATAGACCGATATTAAAACAGAATACGAAGGATACATCGCATTTTTGTTATAAGAGGATTAATCATTTTAGGGAGTGGTGCAATCAGGTTCAGGGCAAGGAGAGTACGGATATACCCGACGAAATATTTGAAAAGATTTTGACGGAAATTAAGAAAGAGAAGATAACTGACTTGAAAAAAATAACCTATTTAAAAATGAGGGATATTCTTAAAAGATTGAGAATAAACAAGTATTACGAGCATATCAATTATATTATAAATAGAATCAACGGAATACCTACGCCGCAATTCAGTCCCGAATTGGAGGATAAGCTATGTAATATGTTTAGAAGCATCCAAGCGCCCTTCTTGAAACATTGTCCGAAAGATAGAAAGAATTTTTTGTCATATAGCTATGTTCTCTATAAGTTCTTTCAGATACTCGGGCTCAACGAATATCTCAAATATTTTCCATTATTGAAAAGCAGAGAAAAGCTCTATGTTCAGGATCAGATATGGAAAAAGATATGTGTTGATTTAAACTATGAAATCATACCATCTTTATAATCCGCATACCACAACTGCTAATAAACATTTAAAAGATCGCAAATATTCCAACAGACCAACAGACAAGCAGACCAGCAGACCAGCAGACCACGATAGTCCTACGATAGTCCTACGATAGTCCTACGATAGTCCTACGATTATTATAATAAATATAGAGATATTATCATAGCAGTCCTTGAGAAGCTGGAATATTATTATTTTTTTCATTTTCAAATTTTATAGAAATCTGGTTGCTTTAGCTTTCTCTTTTTAGATATTACAGAAGTCGTTTGAATAGCCTACCGAAAGATCATTGAGACATTATATATTTATTTGATATTTTTCATATGTGTAAAAAATGATTGAGTGCTATCTAATAATCTCAGTAATATTAGTAATAACTATGAACTATTTGACGAGATATATTATATCATACGAGGATAGCTTTATAGTTTTACAGTCTATGATCTTATCTGTTATATTGTTGAGAGCATTTGGTGAGATATTGTTTTATGTTCCTAATGATATTTATTATGATATGAATTGTATTCAATTGCATTTGCATAAATAATAAAAATAATTATAGGGAAATAATTATAGGGAAGAAGTCAAGGAGGTTGCCCCAAGGGAGCCTATTATAATAACATAAAGGCGTTGGATTTTTGCAATCCTATATTGCTCGCGGTTTGAGTGGCTATAGTAAATCGGTTTGATAATAGTTCTAATATGTATATTGTCAGAGCTATTAGTATCGTAAGTGTAAATAGTTTAGCAACATTAAACTTATTGTCCTGTATTAGCAATGCTACAAACGCTATTATTAGAGCCTGAATAATTATTTTTAGAACTTTGTATAATAGTATGTTGAAATCATCGTATTTTTTTATTGACATTTATTATTATGAAACATTTTATTTGTAATTATGAAAATATATATAAGATTATAAATATATATTTATAATATAAGATAGAAACAGTAGTATAAAATGACGGCAGTAGAAAACAGCGCGATGGTATCAACAAAAGAGGTAGATTATTTGGATGAGGATAAGCCTATCCGTGGCCAAAACTTTGTGCTATTGTCTTTTTTGAGCCCTGAAGATGTTATTGTCAATAAAGAAGCGTACATTTTTACCAAGTTTATTGAGAAGTTTTCCGAAGATATGAAGAAGCTTCTTGAAGGCATCAAGGAAAAGAATCCTGAGCAAAAGGATATGGTTGACACAATTGCCGACAATCACTCATATATCTTTGAGCCTAAGGAAATGAACGAACAGCTCGCGTTTTATAAATCGGTTAATAACGACACGCTTGAAGCTGCTTATCATAAAGAAAATAACTTTATTACTTCTATGCGAGGCATCAAAGTTCGCGGTACCTTTGATACTATTGAAGAGGCAAAAGTCCGCAGTGAGTTTTTGAAGAAGATAGATAACAAGTTTAATATCTATATCGCACAAGTAGGCTGCTGGTGCCCTTGGTCTCCTAACCCGGAGTCTCTTGATAATCAAGAATACTCCGAGACGCAGCTCAACACTCTGATGAAAGAGTATAAGAAGAATATGGACAGTCGCGATATTGTCTTTGAAAACAGGAAGCAAACGCTTGCTTCAAATGCAGCTCCTGTAGAGTCCGCTGGCGCTGCTGGCGCTGCCGGCGATAATGTAGAGGCGAGCAATGAAAACGAATATGGAAGTATCGTCAGATTGGATGAGGTTAAAGAGGAGATTGAAAAGACTGATGTTTGGACTGAAAGAAATGTTGAAAAATAATCTATATTATATTATTAAGAATGAAAGCGATTGCTATATTTTTACTTTTTATAGGAGCTATACTAATAGTTCAAGGCTATTATGATAAAAAACTTACTTGTGGTAAGGAAAAAATAATAGTCAAATATATACCGAGAAGTACCTATGAAGAACAAATGAAACCTGAAGAAAGCCTTCAAACATTTTACAGGGGAATGTTTGAAGATATTATATTGCCTTAATTATTTTTATCCTCAATATTATTAAATGGATATATTAAGAAATATTGAAAAAAAAATATTAAATATCGCCAATAATAATACTAATAACGCGAGCGAAATAAATAATTTAAAAAAGGATATTAAACTATACTTAGATATTTTTGATAAACGCGAGGAAATAAAAAGAGAGAAGAAGGGCATCTATGACGAGCTCTATGATAACAAAAGGAAGGCTTATCGTATCAGCTATGAAAACTACCTATATGATAAAAAGGAATTAATGAAAGACATTGTGAAAGAAAAGACTAAGGGGGCAATTCGCAAATACTTAGAATGTAAATACGAAGATGAAGAGGCTGCCTTCAATATCCCTGATATTTACACATACGAAAATATAAGACTATCAAACAATCGCGAAGATTTTGACATACCACAGGATCCACAGGCTCCGCAGGATCTGCAGGCTCCGCAGGCTAAGCCCATCGCCCCTATAAATAACAAAAAAGACCATATGATACCTGTCAAGCCGGTCAAGCCTATAAAAACGGCTAAGCCAGCTAAGCAAGCTAAGCCAGATAAGCCTGTTAAGCCTACCAAGCCTGTCGTAGCAAAACAGGATGAAAAAGAATGTCCTGAAGGCAAAGAAATAAATCCGGTAACAAAGAGATGTGTTAATGTATGTAAGGATGGGCAAGTAAGAAACCCCGAAACCGGAAAATGCGTAGCTTCAGCCAAAAAAACTAAAGCGGAACCTAAGGCGGAACCTAAGGCTGAACCTAATAAGGAACCTAAGGCGGAACCTAAGAAGGGGCTTAAGGCGGCTAAAGAGAAGGAATGTCCGGATGGTAAAGAAATAAATCCTGTAACAAAGAGATGTGTCAATGTGTGCAAGGACGGCCAAGTAAGAAATCAAGAAACTGGGAAATGCGTCGGTGCTAAGAAGAAATAATATATAGCGCATCGCCCCAACCCTTTTCTGTCATTATTGTTATAACTCTTATAAAATTATAGTCTCTCAAAAAATCATCTATATCTTTTATACTCGGGCAATTTTTATACAATTCTATTTCGTGTATTTTTATATATATGGCTTTTGCATATTTCAAATAATTTGTAGCGCCTCGTAATGCAATTAGCTCGGCTCCTTGAATAGCTATATTCAAAAAGTTATATTCGTCAGACCTAATACCTTTAATAGTAAGAAGGGTATCTATGGTTATACTTTTGGATTTTATACTATTAGCATATGATATATCAGGATAAACTTCAACATGCCTTTTCATATCTAAAATACTTGATGAAGCTGTATCATTCGCCTTGTATAATATAACCTCACTATCATCTTCATCGGTTATTATATAGTTATGGACGGCTATATTATTATTCTTAGCAACCGCAACCATATCATCATTTCCCTCTATCCATATTATATCATCCTTCGCGAAGCCCATTGTAATATATATAGGCAATTCTTCGCATTTATGAGCACCTATATGAATGCATTTGTTTATTTTTATATTATTAGTATTCAATAATTCTAATAAATAGCTTGGATTTAACAACATTATACTATACAAAATATAAAATTATCGCGTAATTATATTCAATATCTAAATATAATATAATATTAGGTTATTAAACTTAGTATATCAATGAGTACTAATAATGAACATAATGATATAAATGATCCCGTGGTACAAGATGTTTTAAATGAATTCAGAGACGAATTATTAATATCTAAAAATAATAAAGATATGAGCTTAAATACGCCACCTCTTATAATACAAGATATGTCCAACGGCAATCAATCCAATCCCTCGTATCCCCAACATCCGCATTCGCAGCATTTGCAGCATTCGCAGCCTCCTTATCCCCAACATCCGCATTCGCATCCTTCGCAGCATTCGCAGCATCCGCATCCTTCACAGCATTCACAGCATTCGCAGCCTCCTTATCCTCCATCGCATTCTCAACAGCCGCCTTATCTCTCACAACAGCAACAGACTGCTTATTCGCCATATGCTCAAATGAATAAAAATGATTATATGCTATATATGGATATTGAATTGATTAAGAAGAATCTCATAATAGTTATTATAGTATTCCTGATATATTTTAGCGGAATAATTAATAACATCTATGATAGGATACCAGAATATTTACAAGAAAATATATTACCCCTCGATGTCTATATCAAAACCGTATTGCTATTTATTATATTATATATAATATCATATGCAGGATATGTATGATATGTATGATATGCAGGATATGTATGATATGTATGATATTTTTAATATTTATATGAATAATTTACATCTTGTGCGACAGATGCGACAGATGAACCAGTAGCCTTTGTTGGAAGCATAAAATATTTATATATGAAGAATACTCCTACGAAGAAAGTTAAAAATATAGAGAATATGGTAGTTCCAAATATTATAGTATAGCTGGATGAATCATAAATATTTTTATTCATTACAACGATAGATATTATAATAACATTATATAAAATGATTATAAGCGAATAGACTGCTATAAATAGATTCAAATTATTATAATATCCCCACGCTAATGCTACAACTATAATTATACTCGCTACAGAATAACCAAATATTATAAATACCTCCTTTACAATATCATCATTTTCCTCTTGTGAAACAAAAGCCTCTTTCATTTTTATATATCTAATAATTATTAAGATTATTTATTGAGAGTATTACAACTCTTATAAAAGTTTTTAACATCTATATTAGTTCTAAAGGAGTTCTTATCAACATCTATGATTTTTATAGAGCTCAGTTTTTTTGCTCGTGATAATGCAGTATATGATTGGCCACAAGTAAATATATTAGATCCCAAATCTAATTCGAGGGCATCTATTGTCATACCTTGAGATTTATGGATAGAGAGCGCATAGCATATTCTAATAGGCATATGTATGATATAAGAGCTTTTTGCCGAAACCTTGTTATTAAATGTGTCCGTGAAATATTTAATGGTATGAATATTACCATTGATATCATTAATAACTACATAATCGGGGCCGAGATGTTTAACAACACCCCTCGTTCCATTTACAAGAGATTCCTCGATGCTTATATTTCTAATAATAATAACTTGGGCGTTTAATGTAAGTTCAATAGAAAACTTTTCGCCCTCCTTTTCCTTATCACAGCTGGCGATAGCAGCATATGTCTTAGATATATTCCCTTGCGCTTTAAGCTTCTCTATCTCAATATTATTGATTTTATCAACATTAATATTTACAGGATACAATTTCGTAGGAATAATACCATTCTCAAACTCGGTATCTCGTAATCTATCTAAAACCGTTATTATATTATCGGTACATTTGCCTTTTCTGACAATTTTCAAAATCTTTTGAAATAGCTGGTCTTCGTCCTGTCTTATTAACTTTTCGAGCAAAACTATCTTTATATTTATTTTATTCCATATATCCGATAAGAAACAATATCTGCCTTTAACGGGCGCCAATTGACAAAAGTCGCCTACTAAAATTAACTGAATATTACCAAAGCACGCTTCGGTGGATTTAATGATACTCAAGACTTCGGATATTTTTTCAAATAAATCCTTATCAATCATAGATATCTCATCAATAATCAGCACATCAAGCTTCAATATATTCTCGTGCTTTTTCTTGTTTTTAAGAATATTGCCGAGTATATCCTTGATACTCCCTGTTCCCA